AGTCCATCCGTGGCCTCATGAGCGTAGAGCAGCCATCAGTGTTGGGACGCAACATGTCCTTCCACGGCTATGTATCGACCTTCGCTGCAATCTCTGGAATGATCCGCAAGATCACACAGGCCTAGTCGAGAGCGGAGCATCCGCTCATGGCTGTTTACAGCGTTACACAAAAGTACCTACTGGATGATTACGCCGTACTGCAATTACTGACCCCATCGGAAATTGCAGTCGGTCAATCCATCACAGTCGCATCAGTCGATGCAACATTTAACGGCACATTCACTGTTCGCGCATTGCCCCAGTATCTGTACATCGGTATAGACACTGAGGGCGATCTGCTTTATGACATAAATGTGCCCATCGCTAATCAGGTGCTGTACACAAAAGTTGCTGACAATGTTGAGCGCGTTGCCGCTACCGGCACAGTCACTTACACCCAGACATGCACATGGGTCACTGCCGCGCAGCTCGTCACCTACCTTGGCGTACAGATCACAAACCCATCAGACGATTACACGCTGATAACACAGGCCGTATCTGCTGGCAACGATTTCGCATATCGTCGCCGTCAAGAGGCTGGCTACATCGACAGTCTTACGACCAGTCCTGGTGGGGATGCCACTCTCGGCACACTCATGTACTGCGCGGCCCTCTGGCGCAGCCGTGGCTCGCTCGAGAACACTTTTGCATCCTTTGACGGAATGGGCACAGCGCCTCAGCAGAGCCTCACACCGATCGTTAAACAGTTGCTGGGCATCGACAGGCCTGCCTGCGCGTAATGGCTTACACAGACGCTCTCAACGGGGCTATAGACGACCTCACCGCCAGCCTCACAGCGGTCACTGGCCTGCGAGTAGTCAACGACCCCACAAAACTTGTGCCGAACTGTGTGTACATCGACGCTCCATCCTTTACTACTGTCGCTGGCAATGGCAACATCATCCGCATGGACTTCCCGATCAAGGTCATCGGCTCAGGCCCAGCAGGCCTACCAGTCCTACGCACCATCCTCGACATCGTTAGCAAAGTCCTACTCAGCCCAATCATTGTCATGGCAGGCCGTCCTAGCAACCTAGAAATTGGTGGGCAGCTCTTCCCGTGCTATGACCTCGACTGTGGAATACAAGCACAAAGCGCATAAGGAGAAACCATGTACACCATCATTAGCCCACGACTCGGAACCCCGGGCGATCAGTTCATCCCAGAGGACGGTGTCAACATTGACGCACTGCTCGACGGCGGCCTGATATCCACCGACATCGCAAAGAAATCATCTAAAGTCAAATCAGAACCCAAGGAGCAATAGACATGGCTATCAGCAGCACTTACCTTTCTAACCCAAGCATCACGATTAACTCGGTCGATCTCAGCGATCAGTGCACAAGCGCAGTCATCAACTATGTTGCCGAGCAATTAGAGAACACGACATTTAGCAACACCTCACGCAGCTTCACTTCGGGTCTGTACTCAAACACCGTCACCGTGACTCTTTACCAGTCATACAGCGCAAGCGAGACCGAGGCCAGCATTTACAACCTTGTCGGCACGACCACAACGCTCGTGTTGAAGCCATCGTCGGCAGCTGTCGGTGCAACAAACCCTTCGTACACATTGACTGGCGCATACCTTTCGGCACACACACCGATCAACGCTTCGCTCGGCGAACTGTCCACGATCGATCTCACATTTGCTGGCGGCGTTTTAACTAAAGCCGTCGCATGATCTCGCGGCATCAGCCGCTGAGAATTAGAACTAGCAAGACCGCACAAGCGGAGCCTTGCCCGACAAAGGAGAAACTATGAAAGTCAAACTATCTATTGACCTTGGCGACGGTAAGCCAGCACGCGAAATGGTTACCAACATGCTCGCCATTGTTGACTGGGAACGAACAGAGAACCGTCGCTCAGCAGACGGCAAAGGCATCGGGTTCAGCGACATGTGCTGCTGGGCTTTTACTCTTTGCAAACTTGCTGGAGACAAAGTGCCAGCGAACTGGCGCGAGTGGGTTGCCGAAAACCCTGACATGACCATCACACCTATCAACGAGGTAGCAGACGAGACCCCTTTCATCGAGGGACTTGGCGGCGAAGCCTCTGCGAAGTCCTAGCGTTAACAGGCTTCTGGCCAAAGGAGATTGAGTTTACTATGCGAGACCTGAACACTGTCACCTATGTGCTTGAGCAGATGCACCGTAAGAAGTAACCATGCCTGTCTCTCACAGCGTCGAAGTAGTCGGTCTCAAGGAAACAATCAACGCCCTACGCAAAATTGACCCACAGCTGCAAAAAGACTTTAAGGCTGAAGCCACAGCAATCGCACAGCCAGCCATTCAAGCTGCAAAACTTGCATACAGCCAGTTCCCGTTGTCGGGCATGGCGCGCAAGTGGTCTGATCGAGGCCGCAAGATATTCCCGTTCACAATCTCGGGCGCACAGTCAGGCGTAAAGATGCGCTTTGACACTCGACGCAACGCTGTAGGCGTAATCCTGATTGAGCAAAAAAACCCAGCGACAGCAGTGTTTGAGGGTGCAGGCCGTAAAGACACCAACCGTTTAGGCACATCACTTGACGCAGTTAGTCCTGAGCGCGGCTTTGCAATGGCGATGCCGGGTAGAACTCGACTAATCGGGCCAGCGGTATATAAAGCGCGGCGCGGTATTGAGGCCGAAATGGAAAAGATGGTGCTTAAGACCGTCAACCAAATACAGAAAGAACTGAACTAATGGCACTGTCAATCCCCATCATTAGCGAGTTTCAAGGTGGCGGCGTTGACAAAGCCATTAAACAGTTTCAGCAACTTGACGGCGTAGGCGCAAAGACAGGCTTCGCATTAAAGAAAGCGTTTCTGCCTGCAACGGCTGCGCTCGGTGCTTTAACTGCTGGCATCGGTCTAGCCACAAAGGCGGCAATGGAAGATGAGGCTGCACAGCTTGAGTTGGCTCGCCAGTTACGCGTAACGACACAGGCCACAGATGCCCAGATTAAAGCGGTCGAGCAGTCCATTAGCGCGTTTAGTAAGCAGACCGCTATGGCTGACGATCAGCTGCGCCCAGCCTTGGCAAACCTCGTGCGCGCTACAGGCTCGCTTGAGTTGTCCCAGAAAGCAATGGCGGTCACTGCCGATCTGGCTACTGCCAAAAACATTGACATGGAGTCTGCCAGCGTCGCAGTGTCTAAAGCCCTTGCAGGTCAAACTGCTGCGCTTATCAAACTTGACCCATCGCTTAAGGGCGTAATCGACTCGTCCTCGAGCGCCGATGAGATCATGCAGGCGCTTAACAATTCGGTAGGCGGTGCAGCTGAGACCTTTGCCAACAGTGCTGAGGGCGGTCTGAAGAACTTTGGCATCCAGATGGATGAACTTAAGGAGAGCATCGGAGCGGCGTTTATTCCTGTCATGGAAAAACTGTTGCCTTATGTGCTGGACTTTACGACATTCTTGCAAGACAACACCAAGGCATTGCTTATTGTTGTCGGCGCTATTGCAGCAATGACGGCAGCCATTGTGACAGCCAATGTCGCCATGAAGGCATACAACGCGTTCCAGTTAGTCGTTACGGCTGGCAACGCGGTGCTGGCAGGATCGTTTACCACGGTCTCGCTATCGGCTGGTGTGCTGGCTAAAGGCTTAGGTGTAGTGATGATTACCCTTGCTGCGCTGTACGAGCTGTACCGCGAAGGCCCTCGAGCGATCGCCGAGTTTATGTTGCCGTTTAAGCAGTTTGCTGTCGGCGTGTACAACTCGGTGAAGGTAGTTGCCAACGGCATCAACCAAATTATTAACGCGGCGATCATTGGACTAAACCAACTGATTAACGCGCTGAATGTAATACCGGGTGTAAGCATTGACTTAATACCGCTAGTCCCAATGCTGGAGTACACGGCTCTGCCAGAACTAGACACCCCAGCTGCTCGAGGCTCAGGCTTTGCGCGTGAAGGCGGCACAGGCTCTATTAACTCAAGCCCTATGGCAATGATCGAGTCGGCATTAGTAGCGCCAGCCCCAGCTGCTAGTGGCGGCGGTGGCAAATCCTCAAGCGTCCTGGACTTAAGCAAGAACTATGCAGGCAACATGGGCGGCAACTACGGCATCACAGGCAACGCAGCAGACTTCTCCAGCCTGTTCGATCAGTTCATGGTTGAGCGCGGCACACCAATCACAGTAAATGTCAACGGCGGTCTAGCAACATCAGCAGACATCGGTCGCGCTGTAGTAAACAGCATTAAAGCCATGAACCGAGTGGACGGCCCAGCACAAATACAGGTCGCCTGATGGCTGCGACAATCGTCCAGTCAGGGTCTTACGATCTCAAGATCGCTACAGGCTTCCTTGTGGACGCGTTTACGCTTGATGACCCAGTGAAGGGCGTACTTGACTCGCCTAATTATGTGCTGGACGGTACAACAGAGTTTGCATCCGTTATCGACGGCGCTACAGGCATCAGCGTGTTCCGTGGACGCAGAGACATCGGCGACCAGTTCACTGCTGGCACAATGAGCTTCGATCTAAACGACACATTTACGGGCGGCATCTTTAACCCGTTCGATACGCAGTCACCGTATTACGACACCGCTCAGGCTGTGCCGGGTCTAGCCCCGATGCGTAAAGTCGTGCTGAGCCGTGAAGGCGAGGAATTGTTTAACGGCTACATCGTCGACTATTCGTATAACTTCAATTTGGGCGGTCTCGACACAGTTTCGGTTGCTTGCGCCGATGACTTTTATCTGCTGAGCCAGACCTACCTAAACGAGTTTAATGTGACCGAGCAACTTGCAAGCGAACGACTAGTTGAACTTCTAGCCCTCCCTGAGGTCAATGCGTTCCAGTTGCCGGGTGAGCAGAACATCGAGACATCAACGATCACCCTTGGCGGCGCATCCGCTTACACCGTCCCGAACGGCACATCGGTCGCTGCCTACACAGCCAAAATAAACGAGTCTGTACAGGGGCGCATTTTTATCTCGCGCGACGGCGTGTTCACATTCCAAGACCGCATCGGCAACACGCTGTCAGCCCCTGCCGCCAGTTTCCATGATGACGGCACAAACATTCCTTACGACAATGTGGGCATCTCGTTTGAGGCTAATCAAGTCATCAACCGCGCATCGGTAACTCATGCTGGTGGAGCAATCACACAGATCGCCGAGGACTTGGCATCGCAGGCCACATACTTTATTCAGACCACAGCGATCACCGACGCGCTAGTTCACGACAACACAGCAGCCCTTGACCTAGCCAACTACCTACTTGTAGGCCAGCCTGAAGCGCGCTACACCAATGTGTCCACCCTGTTTGCATCCCTGACCGATGCCCAGCGTGACACTGTGGCAGTCCTTGAGATCGGCGACACTGTTAGCGTAGAAAAGTCTTTTACCAGCGCAAACAGCATCACGCAGCTGGCGCAAGAACTAGCGATTGAAGGCATCCAGCATGAAATCGACCTCTCAACAGGCCACAGGATCACCCTATTCACTTCGCCCACAACGCTTGTTTACGAGCTGATCTTGGATGATGCGGTATATGGCACAATCGACACAGAAAATGTCTTAAGATAAGGAGCACTTATGGGAGCAAACGCAGTTACTACAGTCCCCGTCTATGTGGCAGGAGAGGTGCTCACAGCATCCGACCTTAATATCACGAACTCTGGCATACCCGTTTTTGCTACGACTGTCACTCGAGATGCGGCTTTCGGTGGGGCTGGCGAAAAAACTTTAGCCGAGGGTCAGTTTGCTTTTCTTGAGGATACAAACACGACACAATATTATGACGGCGCGGCTTGGCAGTCTGTCGGTGTTGCCCCGGGTCTTGTTTATTTAACTGGCGCAACTTTTACGGCAGCCGCAAGCGTAAGTTTACCTAACGGAACTTTTACGAGCACATACACAAATTATCGAATGCACTTCGTCGTTCAATCCGTCTCAACAACTTTGACATTAACTATGCGTATGCGCGCAAGCGGCACAGATAGCACAGCAGCAAGTTACTCTGGCGGCATGCTTGGCGTTATGAATACTGGCGGCAGTATTTCAATGGTTAACGACAACGACAACAAGTGGTGGGTATCAGGTTCTGACGCAGGCGCTCAAGGAGCCAAACTTGCCTATGACATTCTTGAACCACAAGCAACACAAAAAACCGCAATAACGGGTTCACTTGTTGGAGGCCAACAAGCAGCGAACGGCTTTGGCGGCGCAGTATTTGGAGGCTTTTTTAATGCCACCACATCATTTGACGCGCTTTCAATAATTGCAAGCACGGGAACAATTAGCGGATATTACAAGGTGTACGCATATGTCAACAGTTAAACCAATAATTCAAATCGGCAACGAACAACGCGAAATGACTGACGCAGAGTTTGCACAATATGAAACTGATCGCGCCGAAATTGACGCATACAACGCTAACAAAATTGCTGCACGGCAATCAGTCCTCGACAAACTTGGACTTACCGCAGATGAAGCCGCCGCGTTACTGGGCTAAATATGCTGCACTTGTTTTCATGGTTGCAGTCGTAGCGGCGGTGCTCAATGGATGCAGCAGCACAAGAGTCAACATTGAACCCAATAGGTGCTTTACGCGGACGGCTTGCGATGTCGCCAGAGGATAAACACGCACGACTAATCCTGATCGTTGGCATCACCATGTCAATCAGCTTTGCGGCCATCGTTCTTGGCTTCGTCTACGGCCTACTATTCGTAAACCAGCCTCTCGAGCAAGCCCCCAACGACGCAGCCTTCATCGACCTACTCTCGACCGTTGTCGTGTTCCTCACAGGATCACTCGGCGGCCTATTAGCATCTAACGGAATGAAAAAAACCAAACAGACAGAGGCAACAAATGAAAGCCAGTGATAAAGCAATGATCTCGACCTACATCAACAGTGCCATTGCAGCAGCAGTCGCGCTCTACATGTCAGGCAACACCGACCCAAACGACTTGCTAGGCGCAGCCATCGCAGCTGTAGCACCACTATTCATCGGCTATGTCAACCCGAAAAACAAGGCTTATGGCATCGGCAAAAACCCCGAAGCCTAAATCACCAACGCTCACTGTCGTCCCAGACAAACTCGAGCGCCACTATCACAAGTTAGTGATGCCGTCAACGCTTGCCCATGTAACCCCGGGCGAACTACCAGCAGGCCTACTTGTTGATGTCAAGCCATACGGCAAACTGCACCCACTAGCAGCTGACGCTTACATGGCGTTACGCGATGCAGCCTTCGCTGCTGGTGTCAAGACCTTTAAGCCAACATCGGCAGCCGACACCTATCGCAGCATGTCAACACAGACCGCTGGCTTCCTCGCTCGCTACCAGACCCAGCCGATCGCAGGCGCATCAACGCGCACTTGGAAAGGTGTCACTTATTACCTTAAGGCTGGTAATGCGCCGATGGCCGCACCGGGTACATCGCGGCATAACCTCGGGCTGGCCTGTGACATTTCGGACGCATCAGAAACAGCGCGCATGCAATTCATGCTCAAGAACATTCAGGATTACGGCTTTACATGGGAAGTGCAATCAGAGCCATGGCACATCTTTTACTATGTCGGCGACCGCGTTCCAGCCCTTGTGCAGCAATGGAAACAGGCTAAATCCTTGCTTTAATCACACCCATTGCCTAGGGTCGATGTACCGACGGAAGGCGAGCGAAAACCATGGACACCAAGACCTACATCTACGAGGTGTACACCTCAAACTTAGATAGCGGTCAGCAAGTCATGGTTCAGATATTTCGTGATCCACTCGACGGCAGGGTGCTGCACTCGCAGCTCGCTTTTAAGGACATCACAGGCAGCTGGGGTGTCCCATACCAATTGGAGAAAAAATGATCTTTACAGCCCCCAAAATAATCGCAGGCATCATTAGTACCATCTGGGCGTTTACGACCTTCCTAGGGGTCGCTAGGAGCCTTCCAGAGGCAGATAGCAACATCATCCCAGCCGCCTACTACGAGGCCGTACTGCCAGCCAGCACGACAATCGCCCCGACCACGACTATCACCACGATCGCCACTTGTGACGATGCCTTGCAGCTCGCCCTTGACCTTGGCTTCCCAGCCGACCAACTCGGCACACTCGACCTAGTCATGCATCGCGAGTCACGCTGTCAGACAACAGCGCATAACTTGAGCGATCCCAACTCAGGATCGTATGGCCTGACACAGATCAACGGCTTCTGGTGTTTGCCTAACTCGCAGTGGCCTATCGGCTGGTTACAAGAAAAGGGCATCTTAGAGGAGTGCAGCGATCTGTTTAATGCGACGATCTCACTGCGCGCCACCCTTGCTATATACAACAATTCAGGATGGTCACCATGGGCGACAGCGAACT